TAAACTTCAGATCCTTAGGCTCAAAGATGACCATAGAACCTCGAAGAGTAGCCTCATAGTTGAAAAGGGGATGACTCATTAAGTGTACAGTACCGTAGGCAGTATGCCAATTAACCACCTTCAACCCATAATCAGTAGTCTGAGCAGTATAGTCAAAGTTGCCGCCATTCTTGATCAGACGCTGAATACCTCGAAGAGTAGTAGATCCAACAAAGGCCAACTTCTCCATGGACCCGTAACGAAAGATTGCTTCAAGTTGCTCATCCAACCAGTCCTCACCACCTTGGAGCCAACTATGGCCGGCATAGGAGGTATTAGCAGCCCAGTTATTGACTGTGCCGGCAGTACCACCATTACCAGTATACCCACCTTTAATGGCTGGGATGAGGCCGAGAGTAGTCCGTTCCGGTTTACCATTAGACCCGATAAGTTCTGAAGGAACACCGAACATCATGGACTTCTCCATCTCAATAGAGTGAAGTTCCAGAGCCTCCTTCTTAGCTTCCTTGTACTGCTCCTTTGTACGAAGACGAGTACGCAAGGCAGTGCGGGTCATCTCCAGAGGATTACGCCAGATCTGGGTGTAATTGTACCACTTAGACGGATCACCTGCAATAGCATCAGGCATACTTGCACCTTCAGCGTTCGCGTTGCCGATGATCAGAAGAGTATCGCAATCTGAAAGATCATTGGAAGTAGAATTGTCATCAGCCTCCAGCAGATAAACTGCAATATATGAACTGGCACCATTTGCAGTTCTGGCAGTAACCTTACCTACAACATCAACGGCAAGATTACTGGCATCACGAAGCAATACAACATGGCCAAGACGAATCTGGGCAACATCTGCCGCAGTCATTTTAACATATAGAGTATCTCCAGACACGCTACTAGAAACATAAGCCACGGTCAAATTAGCATCTGTATAAACACCTGTGACAGATGCCCGCTGGGTGGGAAGAGACTTAGTCCACCAGTTAAACTCAGGATCATCAGTTTTTTCACTGGCCATCTTACTTAGAATAGCAGTAAGAGGAGCCTGCCCATTAGGGTAAAGATAGAGAATAGTCTCACGCCAATTTTTCGGACGCTCATCCGTTTGCCAATCACCTGTACCGCGCATACCTAAAAAAGCCATATTACACCTCAATAATAAAAGTTAAAATTAAAATTTAGCCCTGTGTAACTGCAGTAAAGACACATGCAGAACTGGTGCCCTTGTTGCAGTATAAGCCTGTAGTACCCGTGGCGACATCTGTATCTATGAAGAGACACCCTTTTGCATAGATAGTAGAAGTATCCACAGGTACATCTGTTCCAGTGGCCAATAGAACTTTACCAGATCCATCTTTAACAAGAGCTTGGATATTTCCAGTAGTTCCAGCCGCAGCTGCGGGAATTGTACTACCTGCCAAGAGAATATGGCTAAGAATAGTACTTGCAAGTTTACCAACCATACTCATAATAATCCTCCTTAAGGACGAAGACGATCAGCCTGCAGACCGCACTCAAACTCATGCACCACAATACCAGCTGTAGATGCGGCAGCATGAAGAAAGTAGAAGAAGGGTACTACAACCTCACCCGTATCGAAGGTAAATGCAGCAGTGGTAGAAGGAGCATGACCATCAATCTTATAAGTCACAGCTCCCGCAGCACTTACATCAACTTCTAAAGTATGCGTTGCAGCATCGGCCCAATTCTCCGTAGTATCAGTGGTAGTAGTGGCCCCATCATTAAGAATGGTCTCAATCTTAATGTCACCACTGATGACGTTCAACGCGGCCATTTCATCATAGTCATCCACATTGGCTTGGAATGCCTCAGCTTTACGAAAACCGAAGGCGCAATCATCAGTATCACTGACGTCAGCGATAGTAAAGCGGAGACGGGCAAAGAATGCCGCATCAGTACCGACAGTAAAGTGAGCTTTATCCCCGGCGGTGATACCCGTAGAGAACTCAAAGCCTTCATTATCAGCAGCATCACCGCTCACATTAAGACCCGTAGCACCCATGACAGGAGCAATCAAAGTCTGTCCTGCTCCTAGTATTACCTGCTCCCAGTTAGAGTAATTTAACTTACACATATTCTGGGCACCTGTAGTGCCCGCGGTGGCACCTCCCCCCTTCAGAGACATCACAGGTGTGGTGTCAAAGTTCTCAAAAATATGCTTGCCGGGATTCGGGGTAATAATGTGACGGCCAGCTACTATGCGATCAGGAACTACAATACGCCCCTGACCAAGATTGTCAAAAAACTGTCCTTCATACATAATAGATCTCCTTAATTAATAAGGTCATTGATTTCAGTTTGCAGTCCTTTAGGGACCATAACAGGTTTACGAGCTCCAGTAGAACCCGGAAGAGCGGGAGCTATAGCAGTAGTCTTCTCTTCCGCCTTAATAGCTGCAACAATCTTAAGATTCTCCTTAGTGACCTTTGCAGCCTCCGCCAATACTTCAGGGAGTTTCCACTCAGGATTCTGATGAGCAATCTGCTCCGCTACACTGGCAACATAGCGCTTGACAGGTTTAAGTTCAGGATGGTCTGTATAGAACGCATTAGCCACATCCTTCATAGTTGCCTGCTGATTAACATAAGTACCAACCACAGAAGGAATAGACTTAAGTACCTTCTGAGCAGTCTCATCTCTGGTAACCTCACGAGTGGTTTTAATAACCTGAGTCATAAAGTTAACAAAGTTTTCTTTAGACTCCATAATAGCATCAAAGTTCAGGTCAGTGAAAAGCTTTGTAATAGCCTCTTCACTATCCCCAGACTGCGAAGGAACTATGGGAGTCTGCATAACGGGAGCAGCTGACTCCACGTTATTAGACACTTTAGAAGGAGTCCTACCAGACAACTCTTCAACTGTCCGTAAAAGAGCCTCGTTCTGCGCTTTAAGAGTCTCTAACTCTGTAGGTTCTACCACGAGAGTAGTAGGTGGCTCTACAGATGAAGTATCCTTAGGCGGAGTCGTTTGGATCTTATCCGTGGGAGAGTCTCCCACAGGTGATTCAACAATAGGAGGGATAATATCCTCTTTTTTATCTTCTGGGTCTATAATAGATTCCGAATCTGTAATCTCATTAGGCTCATTAAGAACTTCTGTATTTACAGGTTCCGTAAGTAATTCACCTACCTGACCAACCATATCTTTAATCTCATCACTCATGTTCACCCTCCGTATCTTCTTGTTTTTCAGCTTCCTCTTCCTGGTTAGCCAATTTATTAGCGAGAATATCTTCAAAAATATTCTCTGTTAAACGTGCAAACAAACACCCACCTTGATCTCTAGAGACCTCTTCTCCTATAGCAACTTCAAGATGATCTCTAATCATTTCTATACGGACCTTAAGTTCATTCTTAAAATCTGCATAGATAGATCCCTTCATAAATTCTTTAAGGGTTTGAGGACTTGATATAGGTTTATAGTCTCGGTTATCAAATTCCGCACCAAACTTAAAGGCTTCACATAGTTTCATTATACAGCTCCCATAGGGACAAGATTACCCGCATCCATCTGCCGTCTTACAGACTCATTATCAGCTGTAGTAGGAGCAATCCCACCTCCCCGCCGTACGAAATCATTTACGTTCTTTGCACCCATATTACGAGCAATATGACTAAAGATACGTACTACATCAAATTTCTGGGCAAGTTCTTGATTTCCTGCAAGAATCTGAAACAACTGTACCCATGCATCAGAGAAGTTTCCCCCAGGTATAGTACCGTCTCTTACAATTATATTATATAAGATATTAACTTGATCTGGTGATACAGTAACTCTTCCGCGTTGCTGAGTCTGACCAAACTCTTGAAGAAGCACATCTTGCCAATCCCCAGAAATTTTGACATACGACTCAGACCTCATCATCTGTTTATTGTGAAGGCCAAAGAATGTACCAATATCCTGAATTCCCTGAAGTCCTACAATTCTAGAGATTCTCTCAAGTCGTCCAATACCTCCTGCACGAGTACCCTGAAACTCCGCACCGGTAAGTCTGTCAGGCCCGCCTTGTCGCAAAGCACCTTGCATTGAAGAATCAGCACCGGATATTCTATCCATCCACTGCACAATAAACGATGAGTCTGCTACGTTACCTCGTGTAACGTCGGTAACTCCAAGCTGCTGAATAACATCTTTAACCCCCTTCCCCCACGCAGGCCTTCGAAGACGGATAAGTTTACCTTCGCCTGGGTGTTTTAAGTCATTACTATTCACCTGATAAGGATCATATATAAACATATCATTGATGGCTTTTCTTACATTCTTAACATGCGAGTTAAAAAGAAAGTCAAGAATACCTTGCATTCCGTAAAGAATCTCAATACGACTTACAGGAGACACTGAATATCCATCAGTATCGGGGGCTATAACTGCTACAGGATACTTATTATGATCAAGTCCTGCAGGTCTTGCGGAGATTACTATCTCTTCTTGTCCAACTTCAAAATACCACTTTTCAGGATACTTACCCTCTCCAAGTCCCCACTCCTCTGGAATAAGTGTGACATACATTCTAACAGTATACATAGTAGATGTCTGAAACTCTTGGCCTATATTATACTGATTCATGCCAGTCTTAGTATTTCTTCCACTATTATCTGTAAGAGTTACATGAGTCTGTCGCCTCTCTAATCCTTGAAGATACTTACAATTAAAGAGGGTTCCATCTGAGTTCCTCTCTTCATTAAGAAGATTAAGATAGCTTATAGGATGAAACCAGCCAACAAATTCCCCCTCTTGCGGCGAATGGATAGGTACCGTAGTATCAGGAAGATAAAGATAAGGATCTATATTATCCAATGCGTTGCCTTCAAAGAGAAGTTGATTATCTTGAATCTGATACTCATCTCTACCTCCGAATCCCATAAAGCCGCCTACTTTTGTAAGAACAGACTTCTTCCCATATTCTGTTCTCCACACGGGTGCGACTACTCCAAAACCATAAGCAAAAGCATCTCTGGCCATTGTATGCAGATTAAGTCCCACCTTATTTTTATTACATTGAAGAGCTATAAGTTTCTCAAGAAGAATAGCCCCTACTACATCATCAGGTCCTACACCTTCATATCTAAAGATAGGATCTTGAAGAAATGCCGCTACAAAGAAAGAAAGAAGAGTTTCCAATACTGTATAAGAATATGGAAAGACTATACTTACAGGTTTACGAGAGTCTCCTTTCTTAAGTAATTCCTCCTTTTCATCCGTAGGAATATATGCAGTTAAAGTATGATCTATATCTTGCCAATCTCCATAACGATTAGACATTACCGTAGCACTACTAAGTGCGCGTCGCATTACCTCATCTCGAATTTTATTATGGAGTGTAGAACCTGGTTTAAGATCTAACCCATCTGGATAATCATACGTATAATCCTTATCAAATGAGGGATTTGTAGATTTATAAGATTTTTTATTTATAACTGGAGGCATCAGTTTCTCCTAATTGCTGTTGTGATTAATTCGACACAGCGATTAAACAACGAATCCCATTTCACTTAGGGCCAATCCTTTTTCATCATC